GACCAGCAACAGTTGTTGACAATTGCTTTTCAACTTCAGGGTTACGAGTTCCATCCTTGTTAAACAAAGTCTTAGCAAGTTGTTGAACTTGTAAAGATTCAATCCCTTGCACACTGTCAAGCCTTTGCTTAACAATATTTGCACCGACTTGACCATATTGAGAAATAAGATTATTCGCAACATCCTGATTAAATGTTTGGGTTCTCGGGTCAAGTAATGGTGTTGTTGGCTCACCAGTGTCAGGGTTTATACCATTAGCAATGCTCAATGCTCTTGACTCCAAACCTTTAGCCCTCAAACTTTCACCACGCTGAACTAAAGCATCTTGATATTGCAACTCACTCAACTGAGTTTGTTGAGCCTGTTGCTTCACCCGCATCATCTCGTTACGCAACAAGAATGCGGCTTCTTGGTCACCAGATTGCAGTGCAGCTTGAATAGCTTGAGCATAAGAATCTGGATTGCTTTGGTCAATCATGCCAAGCAACTGTTGACGCTGAGTGATCTTCTGCAACTGTGGGTCTACACCACCCAAAGCACCGCCAATGGCACGACCTAATTGTTGTGCGCCAAGAGCAATGCCAAACTGCCCTTGTTGCATAGGGCTAAGATTAGCCTGTTGCAAGGCTTGAGCCTCCATAGCAGCTTGACGCTGTTGCTCATACTGCTGTGGAGTTGCAAATAAACCTAAGATGTCTGATGCTGCCATGATTTATCCTTTATGTGCCAAATACCCGATTAAATGGATTTGAAGTTGTATTAGCTAATGGAGTTACCATTTGATTTGCATAATATTGGGAATAATCAGTGGGGCTTATGTTATATCCAGCCGCATTTGTTGGAGAACCACCAAATCCAAAGTTTGTATTCTGCAAATAATTTGCAACACCACTTCCAAACTCAGGGCTTCTACCCAAGTTCATCAAGCCAAGTCCCAAATCACTACCAGCACCAGCTTGTAAAGCCCTAGCCGCACCTATTCCACCAGTTAACAATGCTTGTCCAACATTACCACCAGCGGTAGCAGCACGACCACCCAATAAAGAACCCATTTCTAGTGGTTGTTGTCCAAGAGACTCAATGGTAGAACCAGCACCCAAGTAAGCACTGAATGGACTCAAAGCACCAACTTGACCAGCTTGATACTGTCCAAGCAATCCAGCACCAGAGCCAAGCAATCCTGTGCCAAATGCAACATTCTGCTGACCAGCCTGTTGAGCCTGTGAAGCCAACTGCAAATCTTGTTGAGCCAATGCGTTGTAATACGCTTCCATCTCAGGAGTAGTAGCACCCAAACCAGCCGCACCGCTAGGACGCATACCTGTAGCACCCACTGACAATCCACCACGACCTTGTTGGAACAACTGGTTCTGCAACTGTGCCATTTGTCTTTCACGACTAGGAGCAAGCAAATCCTGTTGCTGTTGAATGTATTGAGCCGCAACTTGTTGAGGAGACTGCTGTAGGTACTGCTGACCTAAACCAAACAGTCCTGTAGCACTTTGTTGAAGCGGAGCATACTGTTGCTGTGCCATTTCTGCTTGAGATAAAGCACCGCCTGTAAGAGCTTGTAATCGGTCTTGGTAGGCTTGTAGCTCAGGGCTGACAGTGTAACCAGCACCAGACACATAACCGCTAGGATCGAATTGAAAGTTTGAAGTTCCATAGCGAGTAGTTACGCCAACAGGTCGAAACTTAGCAGCTTCAGCCGCAAGTCTTGCAGACTCAAGTTGCGCTCGTGCAGACTCTTGAGCCGCACCTCTAGTGGCATCGGCTTGCATAGCCCCACCAAGTAAACTAGCTCCTGCTGCTATAAATGCTGCTGGCATATCATTCCCCTTTAATCAAAATCTCATCCACTTTAGACGGGTCTTTCTCGTCTGTGGCATGAATACAAAACCAAACACAATCTGTTATTGCTTTGACTCCATGAGTCACCCCTGCTTCAATCTCAATACACGCTGGCGCAGAAACAATGTCAATCTCAGTACCACGCAATACAGCAACCTTGCCATGTGCCAATATCGACAAATGACTGAAGTTGTGCGTATGCTTCAAAATGCTCATCCCTGCCGTAAAGAATGACTCCTTGGCATACAGCCCATCACTGAAATGATGAGTAATGCGGAATTGAGGGTCTTGAATTATCATGTTTACTCGTAAAGAATGTTGATTGAACCAGCATCAAAGGTGTCAGTGCCGTTGACTGTTGTTATGCGAACTCGATCTAATGAGGAGATACTTCCATCACCACCACCAGAAGCAATTACTGTTGTTCCAGTTTTTGCCATGTGTGAAGAAACCCATACAGAACCACTTACATTTGTCAGAACAAGATGCCCTGACTGTAAAGATGTAGGGGAATTACTAAAAAGAACAAAACCCGCTGTACTGCTTGTGCCACCAGTTCCACTGGTACTGTTAGTTTGTATTCCGGTTGAAACGTACCCAGTGCTAACAATGCCGCCACTGTTTCCACCTTGAATTAAAAGTGAGCTTGTACCATTTGTGCTAACTCCGTTAAACATTACAGTAATACGCTTTGCAAAACTTGGTATGCCTGTAAAGTCGATATTTGTACCAGATGTAGATGCTACAGCAGTGCCAGAATTTATAACGCTTACTGTCAATGTAGTTCCAGAACCCAATGTTTTATTTGTCAGTGTTTGAGTGTCAGATGTACCAACAACAGTTCCGCTTGGTGCAGTCTTTGTTGCCCATGTATCTAAATCAGTATCCCAAGCCTGTACGTTAGTCCCAATTACAAGACCTAAATTAGTTCTTGCATTTGCAGCTGTAGATGCACCAGTACCACCATCAGCAACAGCTAGATCAGTAATACCTGTAATAGTACCCGCTGAAATATTTGCAGTTGTTATGGTTGCTGTCGTTATGGTTGCAGTTGGAATTACTACTGTGCCTGTAAACGTAGGACTCGCTGAATCAGACTTAGTAGCAATAGCCGTAGCAATGTTATTGAACTCTGTATCAATCTCAGTACCCTTAACAATCTTTAAAGGATTGCCAGAAGTTAAAGCATCTTTTGTTGCAAAGTTGGTTGATTTTGTATAATTTGTCATATCTGTCCTTAACTTAATTTACCTTGTTTAGATTGAATCTCAATCTTTTGAAATGACAATGCTGTTCCACTAATGTCAGATTCATACCCTGATTGCACAACCTTGCCAGAACCAGATGCCGAAACTGTCAATGTCTGCAAAGCAATGCCATCAGCGTACTGAGCAATGACTGTAGCGTTTGCACCATACTCTGCAACACCATAAAAACTCTCGCCTTGGGTTGGAATGGTCACACTTTCAGATAAGTAGTTGGTCTTAAAATCAAAACCCCACTTAAATGTCACGGTTTGATTGCTTCCACCAATCACAACAGTAGACAACTTCTTCAAAATAGAAGTGACATTCTGATTTGCAAGGTCAGCATGGTTTGTGTAATACAGCATCCTGTAATCAGCATCATGATCTTGGAAAGTACCGTACTTGCCTACATAACCATTCTTACCAACCAACAAATCACCGTTTCTGCGAGACAACAATGATGTTGGTTCTATAGAGTCCCAAGTTGTAGCCCTTGCTGCACCATCAGGTAAATAGGCTTTGGTGTCAAAACAGAACACTGACTTTGTACTTGGTGTAGTCAACAAATAAAAGGCTTCACGCTCAGAATAAACAGATTTGATATTAGCCAATGTCTCACCAGCTACAGTCTCCATCAAGTCATTGCGGATGTTCTTAGACAAGTCTCTCTCAGGAGATGACTTCTCTTGAATCGTTCTCATTAACGATCTGACACCAGAGTTAGACAAGAACAGCACATCAGTGCTAGTTGTTTGAATACTGTCTCTAGCAATGCAACCAATACCCTCAACAGTGTCATGTAAAGACATAGATGCTGGTGTTGTGGCATTTTGGTAAATCAGAATCTGACGCTTACCAAAGATAAACAAGAAACCATTGTGTGCTGCTAGACCTGTGATCTCATCAGCACCGTTCACCCACACACGGTCTACATTCAAAGAACCTGATGTACCTGTTGACCAAACATGACCAGCAATCAAGTCAGAGAAAAAAACTGTTGCGTTATTGGTTGTAGTGTTTGCCGCCCACAATCTACCAAAGGCAGAGATTGCAATATTGGCATCAGGCACAGTGCCTACATAACCTGTCTTCTCCGACACTCTACGAAATGTTGTAGTGCTTACAGCAGGGTCATAGATCAGTGGGTTAAACCCTGACTGAAAGAAGTATGTAATGTTGTTTAAAGACGCTGTTTGCCAATTGCTTGCGGTAATGGTTGGTGCTGTACCACCACCCCCATAGGTCAACTCCACAATAGCATTAGACCCATCAAGTTTAAAAAGTTTGTTGTTGCCAGCAAACAAAATAGTCAAAGTACCATCTGCCTGAACCAACTCATTCATCACAGTAACATCATTTGCACCCAAGTTACCAGTAGATGAGTTAAGTCTAGAAAAACCTTTGCGTGAACCAATACGACCATACTGGTCAATGATGCAGTTTGTCGCAACCAAAGCAAAGCCAGCATTTAAATCAAGAGGCGAGTCTTGAGTGTTCAACCCATAAAAGCCGGGGGCTGAAATGCTTGCAATTTCTATTTGCTTGCTCATACTGGTACAAACTCCTGATTCTCAGGATAGCGTGTTCCCTCTAAAGCAATGTGGTCAGACAACATTGACTTGTATAGCAAATAAGCCTCAGATGAAGACAGACCACCATCTTCACCACGCTCAACAAGCGCACGAGCATAAGCATTCTGAGCCACCAAAACATCAGGGACAAGCACAACTGTTGAATCTGATGCCAAAGTAGCTTGTGGTACTGTCAAGGCAAACTTGATTGTGTATACGCCATCAGGTATTGGGTAAAGATTTACCTTAGTGTCATAACTACCATCAACTCCATCAAAAGCAAATTCTGTGGGAATTGAATTAACCAGTGGCGTAAAGTTTAACTTTCGGTTCATGTCCACAAAAGTGATGTTTATCAAGCCAACATTGCTAGTTGTATTGATAACATCCATGACTTGAAACTTCTGTCCTGCACCTGTCAAAGAATAAGATGAAGTCGAGGCCACTGTAGAAACAGTAACAGTTTGACCCAAGACATTCCATGAAAAGGCATCTTCAACTTGACGCTTTGCGTCATTGACAAATTTGCCAATCAGAGTTGAATAAGTGGTTTCATTGATTGATGAAATTGTTGTCTCACGCAATCTGATAAGTACATCATTGATTAGTTCAAGGTAGGTCATGCTCTTGTCAACCCTTCTTCTTCAAATGTCGCTATAAAACTGAATGAACTTCCTGCTTCAGTAGTTATTTTAATTTTGTCGCCTTCTTCTAAAACAATATAAGCATTACCATCAAACTGTAAATAGTTCTTTGATGTGAAGTTATATTGCGTCAATATATCAAGCGTAGAGTTGGCACTTGCGTCAAACCATTGCACAGTTATGTGCTTGGTAGAGCCACCTGTATTGTGTATATACATTACAGTAAATTTAGAGTAATAGCCAGTAGGACAGGTATAGACTGTTGTGTCTACTGCCGCTGTAGGACTAACACCAACTGATAATGCTCTCATTTCGCTTTTGCCTTGTTCCTTGCGGATATAGCTTGAGCTTTTGCCTTTGCGTCAGCCTTTGAGGATGCACCCCATGCCTTGAGCGAAAGAAGCAGTCTTGTTGGTTCACCATCCTTGTACTCTGCACCGCTGTTACCAGCCATACGAGCCAAGAAA